CTTTGCTGAAGCCGCACATGCTTTTGGTTTCACCTATGTTAAGTCTGTAGGTTTCGAGTGCGAAGATGGTGAAATGATGTGGGGTGACACTTAAATGGATATGGGGAAGGTTCTAATCGATGGAGACATAATTGCTTATCGTGCGGCCTTCTCCACTGAACAGATGGGGTCACAAGACACAAGAGATAAAGTTGATGACCTCATAGAATTCATTTTAGATAGCACCGTATTATTTCCAGAGATAGGTTTAGATTATTCTGTGTACCTTACAGGTAAAGGTAACTTCAGAGATGATATAGCTAAGTCCTACCCCTACAAGGGAAATAGAAAAAGCGTTCAGAAACCTAGACACTTGCAGACCGCTAGAGATCACATGGAAAGCAAGTATCAAGCAATCATAAGTAAAGGAGAGGAAGCCGATGACCTCATTGCTAAAGAAGCCGCCAGACTAGACTACAAGGCTTGTGTAGCCTCTATAGATAAAGACATGCTACAGTTACCCTGTTGGCACTTTAACATGGTTAGAGGCGATTATCTAGAAGTAACCCCCTTCGGGGGAATTAAGTTCTTCTATACTCAGATACTAACAGGAGATACAGCAGACAATATAGTAGGTCTGTTTCGTGTTGGTCCAGTCAAAGCTAAGAAGATACTAGAAGATGCAGAGACAGAAGAAGATCTCTGGGATTGTGTCGTTAAAGCCTACGATGGAAATCAGGATAGAGTAATAGAAAACGCTAGGCTGTTATGGCTTAGGAGAGAAGAGGAAGAGATATGGCAACCACCAAAAGTAAGATCCGACAACAGGCGATAAAGAATGGTTATCGTTCTGGGCTTGAGGATGTCATATCGAAAGACCTCAAGGACAGGGGTGTAGACTTTGGCTACGAGACAGTTAAGATAAACTGGAAGTTAGTAGAGAACAAGACTTACACCCCTGACTTTATACTACCCAATGGTATCATAATTGAATCAAAAGGAAGGTTTGTTCCAGACGACAGGAAGAAGCACCTTAAGGTTAGAGAACAAAACCCTGACCTTGACATAAGGTTTGTATTCAGCAACAGTAAGAATAAGATTCGTAAAGGATCTAAGACTACATATGCTATGTGGTGCGAGAAGAATAACTTTCTATATGCAGACAAAAGGATACCCGACGAATGGATCAAATAACTTATCATGTACACAGAGTAATCAGCGGACCATTTCAATGCCCAGAAGGTAATTGGTGGTTAACATGCAGTGTAGAAGATGTAGAAGCTAAGGAGATGTTTCAAGACGATATACCTTTTATTAACTTTGATGCCGCCTATAAATTCCAATCCTACTTTTTATCTACTATAGATCCTATAGTTATAAATATACCCCACGAAGGAAATGAATATGTCTAAGACAGCAGTTGTATTTAGTTGCGCCCACGCAGACCCTACTACAAGTAACGAAAGATTTGATTGGCTAGGAGAATTAATATATGATGTTAACCCCAACTATATCATCGACCTTGGTGATGGTGCTGATATGCGTTCTCTCAATAGTTTTGATACTAGGAGTCCTGAAGCTATTGTCAGTCAGAGCTATGAACAAGATATCGAACATTACAATGAATCTATGGATAGGCTTAGACAAAAGCCCAGTCAACGAAAGTACAAAAGACCCAGATGGATTGGCTTCGAAGGCAACCACGAAAACAGGATTAAGAAGGCACTCAAAAGTGATCCCAGACTTGAGGGAGACAAATACGGGATATCCTTTGGGCATCTTCAAACAGACCACTGGTTCGACGACTACCACGAATACAGAAACTCAGGACCATCTATAGCAGAATATGATGGTGTATCATATGCTCACTTCTTCCAAGCAGGTAACTTCGGTTCTGCTGTGTCTGGATTACACCACGCTAATACTCTGTTAGGTCACAGATATACAAGCTCTACCTGTGGCCACAGTCATAAACGTGATCTAAAGTTTAAGGATGGAGCTAAAGCTATAGGACTTGTAGCAGGTTGCTTTAAGGGTGCTGAAGAAGGTTGGGCAGGTCAGTCTAATCTTGATTGGTGGAAGGGTGTAGTAATCAAACGTGAGATAGACAATGGTATGTATGAGCCAGAGTTTGTGTCGTTAAAGAGGTTAAAGGAGTTGTATGGGTAAACGTAGTGACTTTGAGAGAATACCCAGAGACTACTACCCAACACCCATAGAAGCTGTAGAGCCTCTTGTGTACCATTTACCCTACGCATTTGATTACGTAGAGCCTTGTGCTGGTGACGGACGCTTAATAAGGCACATAAATAAACTAACTCAAGGTACAGGAGAGTGTATATATGCTAGTGACATTGAGCCAAGACATACCGACATATTTACTTCTAATGCTCTTAATCTTGACTTTGGTGGGTATGGAGTAATGGACTATATGATAACCAACCCCCCATGGGACAGAAAGATATTACATCCACTGATAGATCATTGGTTAGGTATCTGTCCTACTTGGTTATTGTTTGATGCTGATTGGATGCACACTAAGCAGTCAGCTTTATTTATGACTTATTGTTCTAAGGTTGTATCAATAGGTCGTGTTAAGTGGATAGAAGGAAGTAAGGGTGTAGGTAAGGACAACTGTTGTTGGTACTTGTTTGACGCTTATAAAGAAGATATGAAACCAACAGAATTTTATGGAAGAACAGTATGACAATAGGATTTAGAGAATACCAACAGAAAGCAGTTAGCTTTGCTATATACCCTGCAACGCATAAGGTTCTGTACCCTGCTTTAGGTTTATGTGGGGAGACAGGGGAAGTAGCTGAGAAGGTTAAGAAGCAAGTAAGAGATGGTGTATTTAACCGACATGAGGTAGCGAAGGAATTAGGCGATGTACTGTGGTACTTATCTAACTTAGCTAATGACATAGGTTATAACTTAGATGAGATAGCTGACATAAATATTGAGAAGCTAACAAGCCGTAAGAATAGAGATAAGATAAAAGGATCAGGAGATAATAGATGAGGATACTAAGAGCGTTTGGTAGATGGTGGTATAGGTTTATCAATTACATGATTACATGGCAGATGCACAGAGATGCAGTCAAACATCTAAATAGGTTAACTGATAGAGAACTAAAAGATATAGGTCTTACTCGTGGCGACATAGATCGCATGATATGGTTTAAAGAAGATAGACAAGAAAGAGGCGGCAAGAAATGAGTGACAACTACTTACCAACAGACTACCAATCATTTATACACAAGTCACGTTATGCTCGTTGGTTAGAAGCAGAAGGCAGAAGAGAGTCTTGGGGAGAGACAGTAACTAGGTATATGGATAACTTAGTTAAGCCAGCTTTAGGAGATTACCCTAAGCAGATAGCAGAGATAGAAGAAGCTATACTAAACCTAGAAGTTTGCCCAAGTATGCGCGCCCTTATGACTGCTGGTCCAGCTATGGCTCGCGACAATACAGCAGGTTATAATTGCTCTTACTTAGCTGTAGATGATATTAAAGCCTTTGACGAAGCTATGTTTATATTGTTGTGTGGTACAGGTGTAGGGTTCTCTGTAGAGAGACAGTCTATACAAAAACTACCTGAGATACCTGAGTCTATGTTTAACAGTGATACTACTATTATTGTAAAAGACAGTAAAGAAGGTTGGGCTAAGTCTCTAAGACAACTCATAGCATTGTTGTATAGCGGAGAAGTACCTAAGTGGGATGTATCTAAGGTAAGACCAGCAGGTGCAAAGCTAAAGACCTTTGGTGGTAGAGCATCTGGACCAGCCCCTCTTATAGACCTATTTAACTTTGTTACTAAAGTATTTACAGAAGCTAAGGGACGTAGACTATCATCTCTAGAGTGTCACGATATTATGTGTAAGATAGGTGAGGTAGTCGTAGTAGGTGGTGTACGTAGGTCTGCTATGATCTCATTATCTAATTTATCAGATGATCGCATGAGACATGCTAAGTCAGGTTCATGGTGGGATAACGATCCACAAAGAGCATTAGCTAACAACTCTGTATCTTATACTGAGAAGCCAGACAGTTTGTCGTTTATGCGTGAGTGGATGGCTCTAGTAGAAAGTGGGAGTGGTGAACGTGGTATCTTTAATCGTGAAGCATCTAAGAAGCAAGCGGCTAAGAATGGTAGACGAGATCCTAGCTTTGAGTTCGGGACGAATCCTTGCAGTGAGATAATTTTGAGGCCAGCACAATTCTGTAACTTAACAGAAGTAGTTATACGTGCTACAGATACTGTTGATGACTTAGAACGTAAGGTTAGAATAGCTACAATACTAGGTACTATACAATCATCGTTTACTAAGTTTCCATACCTACGTAAGATATGGCAAAAGAATACAGAAGAAGAAAGACTACTAGGTGTATCTATGACAGGTATCATGGACAATCCTATAATGACAACTACAAATAAAGGATTGGAGAACACTCTTGGACACCTCAAACAGATCGCTGTCGATACTAATGCTACTTGGGCTAAACGCCTTGATATCCCTGTCAGTACTGCTATCAGCTGTGTTAAACCAAGCGGTACTGTCAGCCAACTGGTTAAC